TCTATCAAAAAATCTTTTCTTTAACCAATGATTAATGTCTATAGGGTTAAATGATATTACTATTTGTTTTTTAGTTCCCTTACCTCTTAAACGTACGTCCAGTTGATTAAAGTCGCTTTCTAATATTTCTGACGCTTCTTCTATCCATACGTCAGTTAATTCACCTTTAGAAAAAGTTATTGATTTAAGTTTCTCTACATCATCTAATCCTGCGAACACTACTTCGTTACCATTTATTAGATTTCGTATTCTTAAATCACTTTCATTTATCTTAAAATACTTAGGTAATTTCCATTTTCTTATTATTTGTTTAAATAATGCGAATGTACTATCTCTATTACTTTTTCCTGTTTTACGTACTACAAGTAAATTAAATTTCTTTTCGGTTAGTAGTTTATATACATATCGTTCTACTACAAAATAACTTTTACCACTACCTGCACCACCATAAAATATTAAATAACGTTTATCGTTGTTTAAATACTTAAAAAAGAGTTCGTTGAAAACTCTCTTTTTAATTTTTATGTTAATAGTATTATTCATCTATATCAACTTCTATACTGGTAATTCCTATATTACCTTCTAGTTTTGTAACATAGTTGCCATCCATTTTGTTTAATATATCCATTGATTTTAATTTATCTGACATATATATCTTTTCATCTATTTCGCCAGTTATTACTTTTGTAAGCCACTCCATACGTTCTTTTGCTGACATTATTGTTTCTTTTCTAACTTCATTCTGTAATTCTTTTATGTATTCTTTCACGTTAGCATTTGTTAGCAGTCTACTAGCGTTTATTCTCGCCGTTTCTTCAGTACAGTCTGGATACGCTTTCATATATGCTCTAGTACCATTATTGCCGTTCTTTACGTATTCCTGTGCAAATGTTCTTTGGTTGTTATTCATATACATCACCTACTTTCATAAACACTACGCCAACCCACCAACAGCTATATATGTGCTTTTCCTGTTCCCTTTATTCTCCCTATAATAAAAAGCCACGTTAAGTGACTTGAATTTTATTGGTAGCGCCTAGTTTTGTGCTAGACAATCTTTCTTCTATTCAGTACACTACCTATAAAAGATAGTGCTTGTATTTAATGCATTGTGCTGTTTTAATTAGCACCTAGCCAAAGACATGTTCGCTTTTAGTATTATCACGTTCATAACACCTTGAATGATTATTCTTTCCGTAGAAACTCCTACAAGTTATCATCTTGTATTAAAACTATCACCCACGCCTAGTTACTCTATATCTCCAGCTAGCTGCCATTAAAGGCAGCACTAGAATAAAAAGGGGTTTCACAAATCGAAAAAAAACAATTTGCGAATGAAGACTTGAGGGCTTACATCAGTTCTGATTGCCTCGTTTTTTTGCTTCAAAATAATTTTTAATATTGTAATACTGTGTTTTATATCTTTTTGGATATTTGTTATATTTATTAAATAATCTAGCTTCGTTTTTTTCATTAATTTCTTTTTGTTCGATATCTGTCATATAATCTTTATCGTATTTGTATAATTCAAGAATATCTTTATACAATATTTTTGCATGATCACTATAATTATCTGGTAGTATGCCATGATGTTTTTTTCGTAATAACTGCCTTTCTTTGTAAGTTTTTTTAATAAAATCGACTAACTCCATCAATTTTGTTTCAACTTGGCTTGTTTTTACTCTAATAACTTCCCAGCCAACACCAAGGCTAGATATTATTTCAATGTCTCTTTTTGCGTCTTTTAACATATTTTGTGAAGTATAGTGCCATGCACCATCTATTTCCAATACGATTTTTAAATCAGGAAGCATAAAATCAACAGTATATCTTTCTATTTTTTTGTGAGGTATTGTTTTTATTTTGTTGTTTATTAATTCTATTGCAACCATTATTTCGTGTGAGCTGTCAAAACTTCTATAATCTTGTTTAATTTTTTCTTTTATTACGTTACAAGCTTCATAATAATAATGCATACTAAATTTTTGATGTTCCATCTGTCTTAAGGCTCTTTCATACATAACTAACGATTGCTCTTTTAAATATCTTTCATACAAATCACTATAATCTTTATCTTTTTTATCTTTGCAATCTCTACAATAAGCCCTTAAATCCTCTTGATATGGTATTTCTTTTCCACAATACCAACATAAAGTCGTTTCATTTTTAGTCATAATAAGCCTCCATTTTCCCCATTTAATCATATTCTAGCACTTGACCGCGAACTCAAGGCGAACTCTGACGATTTTTTTCTATTTTTTTACATATTTTTTGTATTTGGCGTCTTCCTATTCCCCATTTTTCCTCTAATTTAGCATTAGATAAATGAAAATATTTCTTTTCAATGTATATTTTTAAATCACGATCAATTACTTTATGATATATCTCTTTTAATTTTCTATTACACTCATCATAATTCTTTGATAATTCAGCCAACATAATGAGTATGTCTTCTCTGGTTGCATTTCTAGGAGTGGTTTGCACTGATACATTACTTAATCCTTTAGATGTCACTCTAGTAGCTTGTAAATACAAGTTTTCTATCTTTTCAACATTTACCCCTTTATAATCATTTGTTATGTCTTCTAATTCATCTATTATTTTATCCGTATCAGTCATAACTTTCCTCCTAATCACTCTTCTTCATTACATCTTTCATCTCTATATTTCTTTTTATACGTTCTAGATTAAATCTGTAATTATTAGCCCAACTCCATCTATAAAATACATTGTTTTTTACTTTAGAACGTGGTGTATAAAACTTGCAAAAGTCACACTCTTTTTTAGTTAATGCATGGCACGTTCCATCTTTCCTATCTGCAAAACACTTTTCCATTGTTTTGTACCTTTCTTATTTTTAATAATTTTTTTGTTCTGTCATTAACATACTTTTTAGCCCCTAATTTATTATAAGGACTATGTCTGTGTAATTTGTATTTAGTCATTTGTATCATCACCTTTTAATCCAACTAACTCACCATATTTTTCCTGATATTCTTTTAACTCATCTTCCATTTTTCTATAATCATGCTTTAAACTATCTAGCTTGCCGTTACACATAGCTCTGTCGCTTAATAAGCCATTTATGTATGCTGTTTTATCATTAATAATATCTATTGCTCCTGTTATTAAAAACAATTCAAATAAACACGCTATTCCTAAAGATATTATTAAAAATCTATTTATTTCTCTTTTTTCCATGTCTATATCTCCTCTATTTCTAAAATAACTTTATTTCTATCCTCATACTTAAAACTATCAGTAAAACCTATAACACATTTTCTATTATCGTCTTTTAGTTTCCCGTACTTAACCATAGCGTCTAATATAAATTTTTTAGCAAAACATATATTATCTAAATCTCTTCGTTTATTACTTTCTACCCATATAAAATGTATTTTTACAGGATTTTCAAATCTAGGAAGTTGTATAAGATATAATCCTATTTGTTGTTCTAGATTTTGTTTTATTTTATTAGCATATCTCCCATCAGCTCTACACATTTTTGTATAATCGTTTAAACTAGGAAGTTTTAAAGGTATTGTTACTTTTATCATTTTCTCAGCCCTTTCTTCATAATTTATCATCTTCTTTGCCTATTCTTATCGCAATTAGTTTACCTTAGGCATGGCTAAACGACTAATATATCTAGGAGTGACATTTAATCTTTTAGCTAGTTCATCTCTAGTACCTAAATCAATAAATACATCATCTTTATAAATTGCATATACTACTTTACCCATACATTATCCTCTTTTCATAGCCTCATTTATTATTTCAATAAGCATAGGCATATATTTTCTTTTGTTCGTATGTACTAAATCATGATGTTTTTTGCATAACGGTATTACGTTACCCATGTATGTCTTACGACCACCGTACAGCCCGCCGTAACGTATATGATGGCAGTGAATTTGATTGTTACCACATATAGCACAGCAACCATTAAATAATTCTATAGTATCTTCGTATACCTTCTTTTCCGCTTTATTCATTTTTCCAGCTTGCCTTTAACTCTTCTATTTGATTAGGTGTCATAGTTTCTATATCCATACTTTTAGCTTCACTTACTATTCCATCTATTAATACTGACATCTGTTTACTATCCATTTCAGAACTAGGAAGATAAGCTTTATATGACTTAAATAGCTTGTCCCCCTTTTTGATTGTACTTTCTTCTTCATAGTACTTAATTAGTCCTGTTATGTTATATTCTGCTGGCAATAATAAGCTATATGTTTCTCCATATTGTTTAAGCATACTTCTATGTACAAAGTCTTTGCTTTGGTTTAATTCACTTGCTATTTTATTTACTAATACCCAGTAATAAGCATTGGCGTCTAACGAACGTTTATTTTTGTGTTCTTTTACTTCGTATACTTTTTCATCGTCTAATGTAACTAAATATGGTATTAATTGTTTAGGCGTTCCTATCATCTAATCACCTCACAAAATCATCAATAGTCGTTTGTTTTTCTTGATTGCACACATATTCAATTCTAGCCTTTGCTATCGGTAAATATTCTTCGGTTAATTCAATACCAATGTATTTATAATTTTTATTTCGTTCTAGGTTTTCATACATAACAGCCTTACCTGTACTTCCACTGCCATTAAATGGATCAAGTATAGTTCCGCCGTTTGGTGTTACCAGTCTAACTAGGTATTGCATTAATGAAGTAGGTTTTACAGTTGGGTGGACATTCTTTCTAGGAGTTGTTCTCATCATAGGATTATCAACAGGATTTCCATTGTTCCAATTTTCTGGATGTGTTGCAAGTGTAGGTCTAAAATCTGTAACACACGCTAGCTGTTTTTCTTCAAACTCATCTAATCCTTCATCTCTATCTTTCTTACTTGCTTTCGCACAATAGAAATATCTTGAGGCAGAACCACTATCTATTCTATTTTGATAAAAACCTTTTCTATTAGGTATTGAACCATATATACTATCATTTTTTACATTATCAAAGTTAATGTTTCCACCACTTTTAGTATTAGGAAATCCACCACATACTTCATCAAAATCTGTTTCATCATAAGTTAATATTGTATTTGCTGGAAATCTACCATTGTCGGGTTTATTTGATTGGTCAAGTCCTGGAGTGTTACTTGTATGCAAAGCAACACCACCATAAGTATTTACATGATTATTTCTACCTAACTTTTCACCCGTTGGGTTTACTCTACACTCATCAATATTAATTCCACCAACACCATTTTCAATAACATTGTCAACTAATGAACCTTTAAATGGCTTCCTTGCAACTATGATTGGCTCGAATGATGGTTTTAATGCAGTTCCCCATCCTTGCCATTGTTTGGCTAAATCAGTTGATGGTATTGTTATATTATATTCTCTTTTTTCACCCCAACCTTTTAATTGGTCATTTATTGGTAACGCTAAACTTTTTTTAGTTCCTATTACTTCTCTCTCCACCTCTTCAATATCTTCAAAAGGTAGTTCTAATATTTTGCACATTTTATTAAATTGTACAGGTGTTGGAGTAGTTTTTCCTTTTGTCCAATTACTTACCAAGCCACCATGGTTAACTTTTCCATAAAATTTACCTTTTTCTGCTAATTCTATTGCTGTCATATTTTTTTCTTTCAAAGCCTTATTTAAAAAATCTGCAAACCAGTTTAAATCAACCCCACCTTTTTTGTCAATCTGCTTTGATATATCCATACTTTTAGGAAATCCACTACCATACATCCAGCATATTGTATCTCTTATTTCAAATCCTGCATCTTCAATAGCACACGCTATTCTATGGAAAGTCCTGCTACCACCAAAGGCTAATAAATATCCACCGGGTTTTAATACTTCATAACATTTACGCCAAGTATCAGGTTGAAAACTAACACCTGCATTGTCCCAGCCCTTACTCATAAAATTTAATTCATAAGGTGGATCAGTCACAACGCTGTCTATTGTATTTGGTTTTATCACTTCTAACATATCAAGCATACTGCCATGATATAATTTATAATTGTTATTGTCACTATATAACTTCATATATCACACCTAATCTAAATAATTATCTTCTATCTCATCGCCAAATTCAGAGTATATATCTACTTGTTCTTCATTAGTTGTTTCTTTGTTTTGTGTGTTTTTGTTTTCTAAAAATTGTACATGTTCAGCAATTACTATCCATGTAGGACGCTTATTGCCTCCCTTATCTTGGTAAGTACCTGTTTGTACTCTACCTTCTACTGAAATCATTCTACCTTTATCTAAATATTGGCATATAGTTTCAGCTTGTTTTCTCCATACTTGTACAGGTATAAAATCTGCTTCACGCTTTCCATCTGCATTACTAAATTGTCTATTTACTGCCACATTAAATCTCGTATATGGAATATTGCTACTTGTATAATGTAATTCGGGTTTAGCAGTTAATCTACCTATTAACAAAATCCTATTCATTATTCATTTCCTTTCTTTTTAAAAACTCTCGTCATTTCTACAACTCTCACATATTAGCTCTTCTACTTCTCCTATATCCCATACATGATACGTCATATTTTCACGTTCGTTTATTTCACTACATATAGGGCAAGTAGTTAATTCTTCTAAATAATCTTCAAAACTATAACTAGCTCTATAATGTGATGGTTTTGATAAATAATCATTTATAATTTCGTATATTCTCTCTGGTGTGCTTAAGTTATATAAGTCTTTTAATGTCATTTTAACCCTCCTTTTTTTCTTTTGCCTCTCGGATTTTCTCCGCTTGCATAAAGTTTAATTCACTTAATTTTTTAACTTCATAATGAGCTAATGCTTTTTTTATTTCTTCTTCGGTAAGTTCTTCTTTTATCCATTGCTTTTGTCCTTCTGTAATTGGCATATCGCTAAAATCGCCTTTTTGATTAGCTATTGCATTTTGTACTTCTTCTGCACTCGCTACGCTTGTATCAATACCAAAACCAGCCATGCCTAAAGCTCTACCTACTGCTGACGTTTCACAGTTTTCAATGTAACTTGTTTTGTTTATAAACGTGCTTCCCTCTTTTTCGTATGCGGTTCCTGTTGCTATAACATCACCATCCTCGTTACGAATAACCGCTCTGAAAATACATACGCCATTTTCGTTTTGCATCATTTCAGTTCCAATAGTACCCATTGGATATACCATCCTAAATGCTTTTATTCTTTGATTAACTTCCGCATAATCTTTGCCCTTAATGTTAGTAGTATTTATTGTTTCGTTTGCTTTTTGTATATCTTCAAATGTAACTCTACTTTCTTCTAACTTTTCTAATTCTATAGTTTCCATTTCTTTAATTTCTTTCTTTTCCACTTCTAAAATCTTCTTCCTTTCTATTCCAACCCCAATAATTCTCGCCCCTTAATTCGATTAACTTGTCTATTTGTTTATCTGTTAAATAAATTTTGTTATGTGTGTGCATAGCGATAATATCTCTTGGTGTTTTTTCTTTGATTATTTTTTTAAACTCTTTAATACGCATTTAACTTCTCCTCTAATTTTTTCTTTTCTTCTTCACTAGCTGTATCTTCCTCAAACTCTTTTCCATACCATTCAGGTTTGTTTTCTATTTTTTGATTTTCCTTTAACGGATAAAAATCTTTCCATGCTCCGTTAATTGCATTTGTAATAATTTCTATTTTTTCTTCGTCTGTTTTCCCATATTCATTACATTTGTTTATTAATCTTTTAACAACAGTTTCCGTTAATACATATTTTCTTTTTTTTCTCGTTTCTAAATATTCTTTAAATAAACTATAAATATAATCTTTATTATTTATATTAGAAATATAGAAATTAGAAAATAGAAATAAGAAATAAGAAATATTATTTGCTTTGCCTTTCGGTTTTGGTTTCGGTTTCTTTTCGGTTTTGGTTTCGGTTTCTTTTCGGTTTTTTGGTCTTCCTCCTTTTTGACCATTTACTATGTTTGTTTTCGTTGTATTTAAAGGCATTTTTATATTGTTCCATATTCCTAAATTAAGACCTTCTAATGTAGGTTCTTTATCTTCAAAAATATACTCAAAAATAGCACTTAATAATATCAATTTATCTTTATCATCGAG